AGACCTCCTAACTTTATTTAATGAAATCCTAAACTTTTCTTTTTCATAATAATCTCCCTTAACTCCACCCAATTAGGTGGAGTTTTTTTGCTTTATTTAAAGGCTTTTCGGAATTTTCTAAACATCATTTTCCGATAAATTTCGGTAGTTTTTGGGATTTGGTCGGGGAGTTGGAGGGAAGTTTTTGAGGGATTGTCGGGGACTTTTTTAACGAATATGACTTAAGAATAAATCTGTCGTTGCTTCAGCAAGTTCGTCCTCAACTTGGTTATAACGATCTGTCATATAAACCTTTGTATGGCCTAGCGCCTGACTCAATTGCTCAAGCGGGACTCCTGCAATGATACTTTGAGTCGTGAAGAAGTGGCGCATCATGTGAGGTGTTACATGCAATCCTGTTGCTTCATTAACTAGATTGAAATTTCTATTTAGCTGGTTAGGATTGATGAGCGTTCCTTTTTCATTGATCGTAATGTAATCTTTTTGCTGATCTTTGATAATCCCTAATCTCCTCTTAACTTTAGCCGCTTCATCTATCAGATAATAGATAAGGTCTGTTCCGACATCATCAAGGCAGATGTAGCGCTCTGATTCCTTCGTTTTAAGCCCTCCTTTCCCTTTCAAGGTCTGGTTGCTTCGGCTATCTCTAAGATGCAGTATAGCCCGTCCACTATCGTTCTGAGTCACGTCCATTGGACGCAACCCAAAGACTTCCCCTCTCCTCAATCCAAAAATAGTAAGATAAGTGAGAGCGTAAAATTCTTTTGACATGATTTCTTCTGCCTTTGCTATCCAAGTCTTAAACTCTTTGAGAGTCACTTTCTTGTTAGCAGCAGGGATATCACTCTGGCCAATAAAGACACCTTTCAAGCGATTTGAGAGCAGATTTCCATTTTTGACGGCATCATTCAGCAATGCCATGAAGCTGGAATTGAGAGTTTGAACAGTGTATCTGGTGTGATTCTTTAATTTTTCAGAAATGAATAGTTCATACTCATTTCTATCCAAATTTTTAAGCAGAACAGAACCAAACTTTGGTTTGATGTGGTTCTTATAAAGATTGTCATTGAGGTAGTAGGAAGTGTCATTCCATCGTCCCGTTGACAATCTCTTTTCAGAATAAATATCCCAATACTGATCGAGTGTTAGATTCGTATTGATACCTAATTCTTGGTCTTGGATTTGTTGCTCAATCTCTGTCAAGGCTGCACGAGCTTGTGGAAGGGTTGTGAGACCACTCTTAGTTATCTCTTTCTTTTTCCCTCTGAAATAGAAAGAGCGTCTGATATAATATCGCTTGCCTTTAGCAGTCTCGTAGTAATAGATATTTGGGTATTTTGTTTTATTATATTTCATTGTATTCTCCTTGTTTATCAGCTTCTGGACAAGGTCTAAACATTGAGAATATTGACATCACCCCTTTCATGGTGTAAAATAGGTATAGAAAAGAGGCCTTTTTAATGGCTGATTTTTTATAAGGGTAAGCTTCACAATCAAACTTTGGCGAGGGCGATTGTGGGGCTATTTTAAATATCTTTTCGTTTATTCTTTTCGTGTTTCAATGTTAAATAACTAATAATGTAACTTATAAAACCTGTAATGAACAAGAAGAAGCCGAGAGGAGGAAATAAAAATAAGAAAATAGCACCTATGACTATTAATACAATACCAGCTTCTTTATAATTTTTTGCTGTGTATTTTTTTGTAGATTTGGTGGACGTTTGATTTTTTGTTGTTTTCTTCATTCTCTTTTTAGACGGTGTAAACAAGTCTGAAAGACCAAACGTTGTCTTATGATAGACCTTGTTGTATAGAGCTTTCTTAGGATTCTTTATCCACCCAACCCCTTTTTGTCCATATCCAGGAATAAGGGCTTTTTTAGTTTGTCTCTTCCATTTGCTGGTAGTTCTAGCTTTCAAGCTCTTTTTTAGACTCGGTGTTCTCATTCCTATTTTCATAACTTTCCTCTTTTTAATTTTCAACTGGCATGAAGTTTCCGACTATTTTTCCAATGATTCTTGGATCTTCTTCAAATGGTGCGAATTTATCTTTATATTTGCTATTGATAGAGACGAGTCTGAGGCCGTCTTTTTCTTTATAGACTTTCTTGATATAAGTTTGACCATCCCAATCAACTGCATAAATGGCACCATCGTAGTCAAAACCTGTTTCTTTGATAAGAACAACCTCTCCATTCATGTACTTGGGTTCCATGGAATTTCCGAAAACCCAAGAAGCAAAATCGTGATCTAGGTCTTTGTCGTAAAAAACAGTGTCATAGTTACCATCGTTGAAGTATGAGAATCCAGTACCAGCTGAAAGTTTTTCAAAAACACGGTATTCAAAAAGCTTTTCCTCAATCATAATCACTTTATTATTCTGCTCTTTTAATTGTTCATTAGCATAGTTCAGAACTTTTTGTTTTCTTGGAGTTGACAACTTTACAACTTTTTCAGTAATTTTTTGGACAAGAGGGGAAGTAGGGATTTTTACTTCTTTTACTTCTTGAGTTTTATCTTCTATCAAGTCCGATTTATTAACACCGAAATAGTCCGCAAGTAATTCTATTTTTCCTATCCGAGGATAAGTTATACCCTTTAACCAATCTCTTACAGTAGTGTATTTTAATCCTAAATCAGAACAAAGTTTATTTCTATCAACGTCTCTGCTGGTCATTAACTTCTCCAAGTTCGCAGAGAAAATTTCTTTACTTTTATTATTGCTCATTTGTATCACTCCTTATATAGTATATATTACGGCAAAAACGCAAAAAAGTAAAGAAAAAAATAAAAAAATACGATAAAAACGCAAAAAAACACTTGACATTGCGGTTTAACCGCATTATAATAGAGTCATAGTTGAATCACTCAATTATAAAAAATATAGAAAGGACTGTAAAATGCAAAAAATGACTCTAAAAACATTGAGAACTCTAAAAAATTGGAGACAAGCGGATGCAGCCGAGGCTATTGATGTCTCTGTTGATACTTGGGGAAATTGGGAGCGAGGAAAAACAGAACCTACTGTAACCCAAGCTTATCAAATCGCTACTACTTTTGGTGTGTCTATTGATGACATTATTTTTTTACACGATATTGCGGTTTAACCGCAATAAGAAAGGAGCAAACATGAATGAACTCAAGATAAGAAAAGATGGTATTTATTTGAATAACCAAAAATTAAAAGGTGTGCAAGCAATCAAAACAAAAAGCACGGCTGAAAGCAGCCATGCTACTGTCTACTTAAAATTTATTGCCAAGTTGATTTGAAATGAGATTGGTAATAACTTGTGATGAGATATCTTTAAGGACATCCAGTGAAAAAGAACCAACATTCTTTGCGATATCTTTTGTCCGATTCCAATTGTTATCTTGGCGGATATCATTGATGAACTGATGACCATAAGGAGATAAATCTTGAATTGAGAAACCACCAAAATAATGTTGTACATTGAGAAATAAGCCACTATGTTCGCATTGTCTGACATGGTAGAGGATTTCTTCTTGTGAATATTTTGGAACAAGATTTTCATATAGTTTATCCTCTGAGACATCATTAGAGTATGTTGAATACTCTTCAACAACAAAAAGGATATCACGGACACAATCAGGATTTAATTTCATTAGAATTACCTCGTTTTATTTTCATTATACCAAATTTAGAAAGGAATATTATGAACGAAATTTTTAACTTTCACGGGCAGGAAGTCCGTACTTTGACAATTGATGACGAGCCGTGGTTCGTTGGGAAGGATGTAGCGGATATCTTAGGATACGCTAAACCTCTGGACGCAATTTCTCGGCACGTTGATGAAGATGACTCCGTGAAATACGGACTCACCGACAATTTAGGTCGAACACAAAATACTATTATCATCAACGAATCTGGTCTCTACTCCCTCATTTTATCCAGCAAGTTACCTCAAGCCAGAGAGTTCAAGCGCTGGGTGACGTCAGAGGTCTTGCCAGCTATTCGAAAACAAGGCGGATTTATACGCGAGGACTTGGACGAGGATGCTTTCATCGCTCTATTCACTGGCCAAAAGAAATTGCGTGAGCAACAAGCGACTATGCTGGAAGATATTGACTATCTCAAGAGTGAGCAACCGATTCATCCGAGCTATGCTCAATCATTACTGAAGAAGCGTAAGACTAGGGTTGTGGCTTGCTTGGGTGGGATTGATAGTCCAGCTTATGCTGATAAGATTTTTGCTCAGTCGGTATTTAGACAAGCTGAG